ATCAACGACGACCTCGGCGCGTTCGACGACATCCGCACGCGGCTCGGCGGCGGCGCGGCGATGAAGTTCAACGACGTGTTTTGGGCGGCCTTTATGGGCAACCTGGGCACGTTGTTCACCTCGGGGCGCGGCAACTACATCACGGGTGCGACCACGAACCTCGGCACCGATGGCGTCGGCTTGGCGCTCGCCCTCAAGGCGTTCCGCCAACTCAAGACTCCGGCGGCCGATGGCGCGAAGAAGGTCGGCGGCGGTTCGACCGTCGGCGGTCGCCCGGCGATTTTGCTCGTCTCGCCGGAACTCGAAGGAACGGCCGACAAGCTGTTCATGGGCGAGAAACTCAACGTCGGCAGCGGCCCCGGCGAGGACAACATCTATCGCGGCAAGTATCGCCCGGTGGTGTCGCCGTGGATCAGCGACTCGGCCGTGACGGGTTACACCGCGACCGGCTGGGGCTTGTTCCGCACGCCGACGATGTTGGCCCCGATGGCGGTCAGCTTTCTCAACGGTGTCGAGACTCCGACCATCGAATCGGCTGCGGCCGACTTCGACGAACTCGGCTACAGCTTCCGGGGCTACCACGACTTCGGCGTGGACATCGCCGAGTACCTCGCGGGCGTCTGGTCGAAGGGTGCGGCGTAAGCCCCGCCCGGTTCGTTTCGCAACTCAACTTTCATTTTTCATAGGTGAACGAAATGGCTCAGACTCCTGCCTCGAAATATCAGTGCGACGGCACGATGGATCACACGCCCGCCGCAGCCGTTACGGCCGGCGACGTGGTGTTCGTCAACGATACCTGCGGCATCGCTCCGCGCGACATCGCGGCCAACGCTCTCGGTTGCCTGGATATCGAGGGCGTGTACCTTGTGCCCAAGGTCACGGGCGCGATTTCCAAGGGGGATCGTGTTTACTGGAATGCCACGGGCAACCCGGCCGCCGGCGACAACGACGGCACCGGCGCGGCTGCGGCGACCGCGCTCGGCAAGTATATGGGCATCGCCTATGCGGCGGCGCTCTCCGGCGATTACTACGTGGCGGTCGGCTTGAACCAGCCGAGCGACGACGAACTGCCGGGCGCTTCGACTGCTGCGGCGGGTAGCTCGACCTCCGATGCCGGTGCGCTTCCGGCCGGTACGTCGCGGTTCTATCCGACCACGGCCGCCGACGACACCAAGGGCGTCAAGATCAACGCTGCCGATCAAGTGACCGGCCGCAAGCTCTACATCGGAAACGGTGTGAGCAACAAGATTCTGAAGGTCTACGGGCCGACGGGTGCCGTGATCAACGGCGCGGCCGCCGACGCAGCCTTCAGTTCGGCCAGCGGCGCAGGTGTGACGATCATCTGCCTCAGCGGCTCCGGTAACACGTGGCTCGCGTTCTAAGCAAGGCCGCACATGGCAAACCTCCTCGCCTCCGGCGCAGCGTGGCAAGCGGGCAAGCTCAAAGCGAGCGAGTCCGTTTCGGTCACGCTCCGCCGGGCGGGAAGCTCGGACGCCGTAATCTCCGCCGTGCCGGTGATTACGCGCGTCGGGCAAGAGTTCGGCGAAGGTTCATCGCTGCGGACGGAAACGCGCGACTGGCTGGTCGTCACGGCGGATTACCTGATCGACGGCGTTGCGGCTCGACCGCAGGACGGCGACCAGATCATCGAGACGGTCGGCTATGTCACGCGGACCTATGCGGTTCGGCTCGGCGCAGGCGAGTCGTGTGCGCGAGCGATGGACGGCGCCCGAGCGATGTGGCGGCTGCATACGAAGCTAGTCGCGAAAGCGGCTAGTGCGACGGCCGGAACGGGGCCGAGCGGGCTGTTGTATTCGGGAGCCTCTTGGCAATCGGGACAACTGACCGCGAATGCTTCGGTGCTCGTCACGTTGCGGCGCTCGGGCTACTCAGACGTTACGGACGTGCCGGCCACGGTCGGGACGACGGCGATCGAGCAAGAGATGGAAGATGGCAGTTCGCTGCGGATTGATTCGCACGACTTCCTGATTGCGACGAGTGCCTATCAGTTCGGCGGCGTGGTCGTCGAGCCGGCGGACGGCGACATCGTGATCGAGACGGTTGCGGGAATCGAGCGGCAGTATCAGTTGAGGCCGTTCGCGGGCGAAGCCTGTGCGCGGCCGATGGATCAGTTTCGTTTGCGGTGGCGTTGCCACACGAAGCTGATCGAGTCGAGCGAAGATCCGGTCGCCGATACGTGGCCGACGGAGAACCAGTTGCGGGCGTTGCTCGGGCTGTTCCCGATCGTCGGCGACACGTGGGACGAGAACGAAATCCGACACATGGCGGGCCTTGTTTCCCTCGGTAGCTAAATGGCAGCGATCCTTACCCAAATCGCCGACGCGGTGAAGACCGAGCTAAATACAAAGCTCGCCGGGTGGGGCTTCACGGGCATTACCGCAACGCGGAAGAACACCGCCAAGTTCACGCTCGAAACGTGCTCGACGCTACAAGTGACCGTGCTGCCGATCGTGTCGCCGGTCGTGATTCTCGACCGCGATCAGTTGCGATGGGATTGCGTCGTCGATGTGGACATTCGCAAGCAGACCGGCGACGACGCGGACACCGAAGACGAGATGGTCGAACTTGCCGAATACATCGCCGCGCATTTCCTGCAAACGTACCGCAGCGCCAATTTCAAAGTGCTGACGGCCGAACCTTCCGTCACGGTCCCCTCGGAGCAACTCCAAGAGGCGGGCCTGTTCGCCGTCGCGGTGCGGCTCACGATCAAGGCGACCTCCAGCGGGGAGGCGGCCTGATGGCTCTCGATATCAACACGAAAACGCGGGTGTTTCTGGATCGCGCGGAGTTCGCTGCGGCAGTCGGCAAGGCCACGGCTCAGGCGATGTATCGCGCCGGCTACGTCGTGCGCAACTACGCCCGAAACTCCATGAAGATGCGCAAGGGGCCGTCGCCCGCCGGCACGCCTCCGCACGCGCACGGCAAGAAGCGAGGCAAGGCCGGAGAGAAAAGCACCGGGCGCGGCCCGCTACTCAAAAAGTTCCTGTTTTCGGAATACGACCTCGCGGCCAAGACGATGGTGATCGGCCCGACGAAGCTACCCGGCAGCAAGTTTCGCGTGCCGCAGTTGCAAGAGTTCGGCGGCCACACGGTTCGCAAAACCAAGATCATCATTCCGAGCGAGCGGAAGCCGAGCACGCCCGCGCAGCGCGAGGCATACAACCAAGCCATCCGCTCCGGCAAGCGACCCGCGCCGATTAAAGCGAAGGTGCAATACAAGAAGGAGCACATCGTGCTCCCTGCGCGCCCGTACATGCGCCCGACGCTCACGGCCAACATGCCGCAATTTCCCTCCCTCTACGCCAATACCGTCAAACCATAGGGGCACATCATGGCTCAAGACCTTTCCAGCGTGCCGCTCGGGCGCAACGCCAGCATCAACCGCAACACCGGCGCGGCATTCGGAACCGTGACCTGGGTGGCAATTCCGAACATCCAAGACGTGACGATCTCCAGCGAGCGAGCCAAGGGGGACGTGTCCGTTCGCGGCGTCGAGTTCAAGCAATACGTCATGGGTCAGCGTGACATCGAGGTCACGTTCTCCTTGGTGCTCGTCAAAGGTGACGCGGGCTACGAAGCCTTGCGTGCCGCACATATCGCCGGAACACCGATTCAATTGGCGGTGCTCGACGAAGCGGCTTCGGTCAACGGAGCGTACGGACTCAATGCCGATTGGCACGTTCCCGGCTTTTCGCAAGGGCAGCCGGTGGACGACGGTATCAAGTTCGACGTGAAGCTCTGCATGGCGAAGACCGTGAACGCTCCGGCGGCCATCACGATCTCGGCCTAATCGCCTGACAAACCTGGAGGGTGAACATGGCAACGGTAGTATTTCCCGACGGCATTTCGGTGCGCGGTACGGCGATTCTCGCCAACGTCTCGCTGCCGGCTAGCGTCGTATCAAACGCGAACGTCGCGACGGGTGCGGCGATCGCCACGGACAAGCTGCGGCATAAGCACCGCAAGACCTACGCGCAAAGCGGCACGGCCGCAAGCGTGACGATTCCGATTCATCACGTCATCGGGGCGACGGCCGACAACCTTAGCTGCAAGGCGGGCAGCATCGCCATTGCGGTCGGTGCGGCCACGGTCACGATCGACCTGAAGAAAAACGGCACGACCGTGTTAACCGGCGTGACGACGCTCGACACCGGCAACACGGCGCGAGTCGGCGAGGCTCTCGGCGTCAACGTGTTCTCCGCCGTCACGGGCGACCTGTACGAACTGGTCATCACGGCCACGGCAGGCGGCGGCACGTTGCCGACCGGCTTGTTCGTGGAATTCGAGATCGACGAGGACGAAAGCTAATGCCCGCCTTCCGCGATGCCAAGGGGCGTAAGTGGTCGATCGAGATCGACGTCGGCACCATCAAGCGGGTGCGCGACCTGACCGGCTTTGAGTTGTTGGCGATCGTCGAGCACGACGGCGCGGCGCTCGACAAACTCCGCGATGATGTCGTGCTGCTGGTCAACGTGCTCTATGCCATCTGCGAGCCGCAGGCGAACGCTTACGGCCCTTGGTGGCGCAGGTTGCTCGGCATCGGGCGCGGCATCAGCGACGAAGAGTTCGGCCGCGGCTTGCGGGGCGACTGCATCGAGCGGGCCTGGGAATTGATCATCGAAGGGATGGCCCGTTTTTTTCCCGAGGGCCGTCGCCTGCTGTTGCTGGCGGCGGCGATCCAAGCGGGCTTTCGGATCAAGGCGGACGAAGCGACGAAGCGAAGCCTGCTCGGCCTAGAACAGCAGCCGACGTCTGGCGGGAGTTGCTCGCCTTGGCGGGTTCTGTCGGCGTGTCGCCTTGGTCGTACACATGGGGCGAACTCTCGCTGATGGAGGAAGGGCGCGACGCGGCGCAATGGTGGCACACGGCTGGGCTGATGTCGCTGGTCGCGGGCTTCGGCGGAGTGAAGAAATCCCCGGCCGAACTGCATCCCTACGAAGTGCAACGACTCAAGAAGGTTCTAGAACGACCGGAAATCCAACAAGCATTGGACGCCGGAAACAAAGCGGCGTGGCGAGCCTTGGTTCAACAAGTCGTGCGGTGAGTTATGGGCGCTAAAGAAGTCCGTGCAGGCGGGGCTTACGTCGAAGTTTCGACGAAGGACAAGACGGCCGGCGGCTTAGATGCGATCAAGACCAAGCTCAAAAGCTTCGCGTCCACAATCAACCGAGTCGGCGGCGTCGCGGTTGCAGGCGCAGCGGCGGCGATCACTGCGGCCACGATGAAGGCGATCAACGCCGGAGCGGCGATCAACGATCTTGCCCAGCGATACGGCATCTCCGCGCAGGCGGTACAGGCACTCAGCTACGCGGCCGAGCAATCGGGCACAGACCTGGGCACGGTCATTACCGGGCTGAAGAACTTGCAAAAGGGCATCGGCGGCGGCACGCTCGGCGACGAGTTGTCGCAGCTCGGCCTATCTCTTGCCGATCTTCGCGGCAAGTCGCCCGAAGAGCAACTCGCGATGGTTGCCGCAGCATTCGGCAAGATCACCGACCAAGAGAAGAAAATGGCGATCGCGATGAAACTATTCGGCAAGAGCGGATCGGACTTGGTGCCCATGCTACACGCCGGAGCCGATGGCGCGGCGGCGATGATGAAGGCGTTTAACGAGTCCGGCATGGCGATGGGAGACGAAGCCGTTAAGCAGGCGGCCGAGTTGGATGATCAGATCAACAAACTTGGCATGCGATTCGAGTCTCTTGGGGTTCAACTTGGCACGGCGCTGATTCCGACGCTGCAAAAGCTGATCGACATGATTCCGAGCCCGTCCGCAGAATACGGCGCGGCGGGCCTTCAGGATTTAATCGAAGGCGGCAACTCGAATCTGCGGGGGGTTATTCAACGCAGCAACGCGAAGGCGACGGCAACTGCCCAACGGGCCTATGACGAAGCGATGGAGGGTAAGCGGATCTCCGAAGAACGTCGGCTGGCGCGAGAAGCCGGAGCCGCTTATCAGACTCCAATGGAGTTGGATGGGAAGCTAACCGAACTGATTGCACGCTCCGACATGCTCGACAAGGCGCGGGCGAACTCGCGCGAGGCGTTCAAGGGCGCAGGCGAGTCGCTGAAGATTTTCGACGGCGTAATCAAGGAATGGAACCGCATCGGCCGCAGCGTCGACCGGGAGCAAAACAAAGAACACATCCGCGAACAACGCGGACTGCAAGCCGATCTCGCCGACGTCAACAGGCAGATCGCGGCCGAGATGGGCAAGACCGTCTCTTTCGGATCGTTCGACAAGCGAGACCTGATGGGCGGCGTGTTCAACGACATCGGGCACCAGCAACTCAAAGAACTGCGCGAGTCGAAGAAGCTGCTCGAAAAACAACTCGCCGCTTTGATGAAACTGAAACCCGGCTTGCCGGTGGGGTAATCAATGGCCGGACGCGCGGAACGACGCTTTGAGGATTTGACCGGCAGTAAGACGCCGGAGGGGCAGTCGCGCGAAGTCGCTTACGTCGTGCTCGAAGCAAGCACGATGGACGAGGCTCTCATCTATCTCGACCGCGATGCAAGCCTGACCGATGGCGTGCTTGTCCGCGCCGGCTTCAACGGCATCACGCGGCTGAATGACGATACTTGGTCGGCGACCGTCTCCTATGTCCCCTTCGTCGGCGGCTTGCCGGACCCGACGGAGTTTCCCGGCCGCTCCGGTAGCTTTCAATTCGAGACGGGCGGCGGTCGGCGCACGGTTCTGCGGAACATCTCGACCCGGCAAGTGACGAGCCGCAGCGTGTACGCGGTGCCGTACACGGCCGATGAACTCGGCCCGTTCATCAATGCCAACGAAGACGGCATCGACGGCGTGGAAATCGAGTCGTCGGTTTTTCGGTTCTCCGTGTCGAAAGCCTTCTCGCCGGCCGAACTCGCGCCGGGCTATATCGCGACGCTGTATGACTACACGAACTGCATTAACTCGTCGGCCGTCACGGTCAACATCGACGGCATAACGCTTACGTTTGCGATCGGCGAGTTGCTGTTCCTCGGCGCGAATGGCACACGCGACGACGACGGGCTTTGGAAGATCACCTACAACTTCGCGGCGATGAAGAATCTGCCGGCCAGCGCGATCACGGTGAACAGCGACCTGACGGCGTTTAGCTCGCCTGTGCTCGGCTGGTCGTACCTGGAAATCCGCACGTTCTCGACAACTGAAGGCGACCCGCCGATTCCGGTGCGCAAACCGAAGGCCGCGATCGAGCACGTCGTCTACGACTCCCGTGACCTCAACCAGCTAGGCGTCTAGCGTGAATCTTTCCAGCCGCCCGAAATTCAACAAAGGCGACCAACTCAGCGAGTTCCCGGGCCCGGCGTGGAACGAACTGATGGATATGCTCGAATGGTATCGTCGCACGATTCCATTCGGCCGCGACACGAAGCGCGAATCGCCCCGCTACCGCCGCTGCAACACGATCAGAATCAAGAACGCCACGGAGTCGAACCTTGCCGTCGGCGCAATCGTCGCGATCAACGGCAGCATCTACGACCCAGCCGAATCCGATCAACTCGACGCCTTCCGCACGGAGCCGATTTTCGTCGGATCATCACCGGAGTTCCCCGAAGATATCGGCCGGTTCGCCGTGCTGTTGCAGCCGCTCGCGGCGGATGAGATCGGCGATGCCGCGATTGAGGGTATCGTCGCCTGCAAGGTCAAGATGGACTTCCAAGGCCGCCGCTTCGCCGATATCGCGTTCGACGGCGTGACCCCGACGGCGCACCTCGTCGGCAACGAATGCGGCGGCGCGGAAATCCTCTACATCGAGGACATGAACGAAGCGGCTGAAGATTGGACGGCTGGCGTCAAGGCAGCTCTAGTTCGCGTCGGCAGCTTCAACGACCCCGATCTTATCGTTAGCTGGGACGGCGATCTTGAGTACGGCATTGAGAAAGAGGCTTACGTTCACGAAGCAGGTGGCCCGACCGAGCGAACGATTCCGCTGTACGGCTCGATCATTGGCGGATTTAGCGGGCAGCTACTTGGGATCGCGTCGCCGGGCGAAATGGCCTGGGCGCACTTCCATCGGGAAAGCGGCATCTTTGAACTCGGCGCAAATACTCGGATGTTTGAGTCGATTAATGATCCGTAAGGGTGCGGCTATCGCCCGCGCACGATCGCCCCAAACAACGCAAGCCCGATGCCCGTGATGACGCCGATCAATTGGTTGTGCATCAGGCCGAGGTTATTGACCCGGCCGCCGGCTTCAGTTGCAACCGACGTATCGACCAGGAATAGAAAGAAGCACGCGATGCAGCCGCCGACGATGCGGAAGTATGCACCCGCGCAAACCGCGCCGCAACTATTGCATCCCGAGTTCCCGCCAAACGACGACGCTCGCCGATTCGGTGCCGTGCCGGGAAAACAATCTTGCGTCCGCCTAACGATGCCGATATAAGGATGGCATGAACGTAACCAAACTACAAACGGAATACGTGGGCGTTTCTCGCGCGGCAAAGATTCTCGGCGTGACACCAGGCCGAATTCGGCAGCTAGTCGGAAACTACGAAAAAAACATTCTGCCGGCCGCAAAGCTGGGTCAAAAAGAATGGATGATTCGAGTATCCGACATAGCTAAATACGCAAAAAAACACGGTGTTTTTGCGAACTTCAGTTAGTCGCCAGAAACTGCTTTCAAAATTTTTTCTTAAGTCTATTGACTAACGAAAACGATAGTCTAGGATACGCCAAGTTCATTGAAGGACATCGACCGCGAACGGATCGCAGCCGGGCGAGGTAACGGAACGCCGAACTAGCACCGCCTTTGCGTGTGCTCAACCCCCAGCCGCAGCGCGGTACATAGCTACTGCTATGCCCTGATTTTTGAACGGAGTCGAAATGTCGGAAGTCACAAGCACAATCCACGGCCAGTTACCCTGCAAGGTCCACGAAGCGGCGAACATCTTTCCAATGATGTCGCCGGATGAATTCGATGGCCTGAAGAAAGACATCGCGGAGCACGGCGTCAAAGACAAGATCGTCTTTTGGGACGGCCGCTTGCTCGACGGCCGCAACCGGCTATCCGCGATGATCGCACTCGGCATTGATTGGGAGCCGCATCGCCGCGACTTGAAGATTGCCGAAGACCCGGTGGCGTATGTGATCAGTCACAACTTGCATCGTCGTCATCTTGACACATCGCAACGTGCGATGGTCGCCGCAAAGTTGCGGCCACTCTATGAGCAGCAAGCGAAGGACCGACAGAAGATCCGAAAGGGCAGGCAAGCGGGCGCAGAGGCAACTATGGAAAATTTGCCACAGTTGGATTCATCGAGCGCCCGTGATGCCGCAGGCGAAGCCCTCAACGTCTCAGGCAAAACGGTTGATGCCGCAACTGTCGTCCTCGAAACCGGCAACAAAGAACTCATCTCGCTGGTCGAGCAGGGCGAAGTCGCCGTTAGCGCCGTCGCCAAGCAATTGAAAGACGATCAGGCGAGCGCCGCTGAGATTGTTGAGCGCATTAAGTCGGGCGAAGCCGCCGCGCCGAAGTCAAGCGGCCCGACGCAGTGGGACCGCTGGGAATCGCTGAACGAAAAGGCTCGCTCGTTCTTCGATCAACTCGTTGCCGAACGTCGCGAGAATGACAAGAGCAACGCGGTTTTGAGTCTGTATGAGCAGCTAGAGTCCGCAGTTCGGGCGTATCGAAAATCAGTTTCACGAAATCGCGGAGTTTAGTCATGGCATGGCAAATGATCGGAAAGCCGACAACGCAGGTCGCGGATCATCAGTTGGTCGAGCGGTTCGCAACAATGACTCGCTTCGGTGGAGATCGCAAGCTCAATAAGGGGCGATGCGAACGACTTCGCACGCTGCTTGACGAAGGCAAGTTTCGCACGTGCGCATGGGCAACGTGTCATTGTCGCGCCGACGGCAAGGACTACCGCATCAACGGACAGCACACGTCGCACGTCCTGTCGGAGTTCAACGGTTCGCTTCCGGCCGTGTTCGTTACGGTCGAGCGATACGAAGCCGACACGCTCGAAGACGTCGCGGAGTTGTTCGCAACCTTTGACCCGCGATGGTCAACTCGCACAACGGCCGACACGAACAATGCTTTCGCACATGCAATCCCGGCTTTGGCCGAAGTCAATCCGCGTGCGATCGACTTGGCGGCCTCCGGCATGGCTCTTTATTTCGGCGGCGGCTCGCGCCATCGCGTGACGCAAGAGCAGCGCGGCCGAAGCATCGCGAAGAATACGACGTTTGTGCTGTGGCTCAACGGAATCGACATTTGCACGCAGGCGACAAAGCGATTCATGGCGCGGTCGGCGGTCGCTGCGGCGATGTATGCCTGCCACTCCCAAGACCAAGAGGCTGCGACCGAATTCTGGACGGCCGTGAGAAACGCGAGCGAGCCGGACGCCTGCCACCCAACGCGCATGCTTGAGCGATATCTGATCGGCGCGAAGGGTAGGACCGACGACCGCGAAATCTTCGCCAAGTGCGTCAATGCTTGGAATGCTTGGCGTCGCGGGACGGTCACGCTCAAGGTTCTGAAGTGGTTCCCTGAGTCGCCGCGCCCCGAAGCCATCTAACCCGCACTCTTCTCCCGCCGGCTCGTCGCCAGCGGAGTCCCTCTCGGGCGGTCGATCCCCACGGCCGGCCGCTCGGGAGTTTTCACTCAAGCACGGATGCAACCATGCCACTAGCACGAACAACAGACGGCCCGGCAAGTCACCGCGCCGCCGCAACGATCCCCTGCGACGAGAAAGACAAGAACAAACCGACGCCCGAGCTACTCGCCGCCGTGCTGATGTGCTTGCCGACTCATGACGATTGGAACCAACCGCAGATCGAAGCCCTGATGCGATCCACTCCGGCAGGCATTCGTCCCGACAACGGCGAGCGCTGGAGCGATCAACGAGTACGCGGCTGCCTCAAGTGGCTGGAGACGCAAGGCCGCACGGAGATTGCAGACGACGGCGGACGTTATACGAGGTTTCGCTGTGTCGCTCCGAAGCCGAGCGAGTCGCAGCCGGAAGTGAAGGCCATTCAAACATCGATGTTCTAAGGAGCGACCAATGGACGACAACCGCCCGGCAATCTGGTTCATCGCGTTCGTGGTCGCCTCGGCGGTGGTGCTCATCGCGGTGACGTGCAAGGCAATGGAAGCGATGCAGGGACTGTAGGAGACGCGGCGAAGATGCCGCTGGACATCAAGGACGCAGGCTCGGCGGGCTGACGGAAGGCCCGGCCGAGAAGGAGACGCAGGATGGGCACGAACTATTACCTACATCAAAACGTTTGCGAACATTGCAAGCGATCCGACGAGCCGGTTCATATCGGCAAATCTTCGGGCGGCTGGTCTTTTAGCTTTCGCGGCTATCGATCGGAGCACGATCCGCTCGGCGCGATTACGTCAGAGGCCGATTGGCGGCGCGTGATCACGGAAGGCGACGGGCAGATATTAAACGAGTACGGCGACCGCATCGGCGTGATTGAGTTCTGGCAGATGATCGAAGCAAAGAAGATTGAGCCAAACAACCATACGACCTACTGCCGGAATGATGCGCAGCACAGCGACCACGGCTACAGGTTCTGCGACTACGACGACGCCGGAAATTCGTTCACGTTTTCGGACTTCAGTTAAGGAACAATTACATGGCACGGACTGCCAGATACGAAATCGCCCCTACGCAAGTCGGCTACGTCGTAATCGACAACCTAACAAGCATGCGAGTTCGCGGCCCCTTCGATGGCCCGACCGGACGCAAGGTAGCGGCGGAGGCTCGCGACAAGCTGGAACGCGAAGCCGAGGCTAAGCGAGCGCGGGGTGCGAGATGAACCGCATCCAGCCGACCGAAACGGCACTACACACGGTCGCCCTGATCAAAGGCGACGAGCGGTATTTGTTCGTGTTCGACGACACGCAAGAGCCGGAAGTGCTGCGAGTGTTCGGCCGTTTTGCCAGTAATCCGACGCTTTCGTTTACGTGGTACGACGCGGCCGTGTTGAGTCAGAAGATTCGCGAAAGGAGGAACGTATGAGCGCAACCAACTGCCGAACCGATTGCACGGCCCTCAAGTGCGAACATTGCGGCGCAACCGGCGTCGCGATGGAAACTCCCATCCACGGCGTGACGATGCGATTCGCCACCTTTGCGTGCGGCTCGGAGTCGTCTGAAAAGCTGATCAACGGCGAGTGGCAGCAAGGCGGCACGATTCGCGGTTCGCTGTGTCGCAAGAACTGCGGCGAAGTGGACAAGCCGACCGAGATGCCGGACCTGCGAAGTTGGAAGCGAAGGGGATGATGCGTGCGGCTTTTGCCGCGGCGGAACAACTAAGGGGAGAGAGCTGATGTTGAGCAAAGAGAACTATCCGATGTACGCGGCTTCATACGGCGTGAGCGTGTGCGGCCTGACTACTCGCGAACTGTTCGCCGCGATGGCGATGCAAGGGCTGTGTGCGTGCCAGGGTGCTTACGAGGAATGGACTGTAGAGCAAAAGGCGGCAGCGGCCGTGAGGCAAGCCGACGCCCTGATCGCCGAACTCAACAAGCCGAAGGGAGCGTGATGCGATGAGCGAATTCAAGGGAACGCCGGGGCCGTATGAGTTTGTGCCGATCGATAAGTTCCCTTTCGGCTACGAGATCAAGGCGGGCGACGACACGCTGGCAAGTCAAGATTCTGCGGCATGGGCGAGCGGTCAAAAGACTCGCGAGGACAATCTCATGGGGATCGGGTTCCCACCTGGGGAGCGAGCGGAAGTTGTCGCGGCGATCGCGAAGCAGGAATCCAACGGCAAGCTGTTTGCCGCGTCGTTCGACTTGCTCGAAGCCTGTCAGATTGCCCGCGAGTGGTTCAACGCGAACTGCGCGATGACGGCAAGAGAGAGCAAGTTCACCGTCGGCTCGCTCGACGCCGCGATTCGCAAGGCCACGTCATGACCGACCGCACCGCATCCCGCCTGTTCGTTACCGCCGTCGTCGTGATCGGCTGCGGGCTGGCGATTTGGGCTTTTTTGAAAGGATGACACGATGAGAAAGATTATTGACTCGAAGCGCGAAGCCGCATTAGTAGACGCCCTCAGCGCCATGCACGACCAAGCGGCGGCACTCGAAGAACCGCTCGCCAAGATCGTCGCGGCCCTGCGTGATTTCGAGGCGCACGACGATGTGGAAGTGTTCGACACGTTTCTGGCCTATGCCCGCGACTTGACGCAAGAGTCGCTGTCGATGGCGCAGGCGATTGAGAATCGCGAGTAGTTACGAAACGGCACGAAGCCACCAAGGAGCAACGGAATGCTAGCCCTCACAGTCAAGACAGGTCACTCAGTTCAAATCGGAAACACAACCGTGCATGTCGTGCGACTGAAAGATAACGGCGTCGTGCTGGCGATCGACGCGCCGCCGAATGTGCCGATCGTTCGAGACGATGCCAAAAGCAGGGAGCCGAAACATTTGATCGACGCGGAAAAACTTAACCAAGCAACAGGGAGCGAGTGAACATGGAGACCGCAACCGAAGAAACGAGCGTCTCGAAACTACCGGCCGTAAGTTACGACATCTCGGCGGAGCGGCTCGCCGAATTGGAGGCCGAGTGCGCGACGCTCGACCCGACCAAGGGGACGAAGGCATACGACGAGGCCCGCGTTGTGCTGCGAAAGCTCGTCACGACCCGCACGGCGATGGACAAGAAGCGGAAGGAACTCAAGGCCGATTCGCTCGCCTGGGGCCGGCTTGTCGATTCCGAATATAAGAAGTGGGAAACGAAGCTGTTGGCGATCGAGGAACCCGTCGCCGCGAAGATCAAAGCCGTGGACGACGCAAAGGAGAATGCTCGCCGGGCCAAGGAAGAGGCCGAACGCAAGGCACTCGAAGCCGAACTGGAAGCCAAGCGAGCGGCCGAAGCGGCTGCACGGAAGGCCGAGCAAGACCGCATCGCCGAAGCAAACCGCGTTGAAGCCGAACGACTCGCCGCGATCGCCGCCGAGCAAGCCGCGAAGCAAAAGGAAATCGACGAGGCGAACGCGAAGATCAAGGCCGAGCAGGCGGCGGCTCAAAAGCTGATCGACGACCAACTGGCCGAGATCGCCGCAGCTAAGCGGAAGCAGGAGCAGGTCGAGCGCGAAGCCGCGATCAAGGCCCAAGCCGAGAAGGACGCCGCCGAGCGGATCGAGCGGGAGCGGATTGCGGCCGAAGAACGCAAGGCCGCGCAAGAGCGGGCGGACGCGATCGAGAAGGCTCGCATCGAAGCGGCCCGGCCGGATGTGGAGAAGATCAATTCATTGGCGTTCGCACTTTGCACGATCACGCTTCCGCAGGTCAGCACGGAAAAGGCATTGTTCTTTGTCGCGCAACTTCGTGCCGACATCGCCGAGATCGTCGAACGCTGCAAGGGGTTCAAAGCATGACCGCAATCCCCGCCCCGCAATTTTGGGAACTCGGCAACGCCGCCTATCACGCCGACACAACCGCGATCAGCAACAGCGGCCTAAAGCTCGTGATTCAAAACCCGGCTTTGTATTACTACCAAAAGCTATCTGGCCTTTACACGCCGAAGCCCAAGAAGCATTTCGAGGAAGGCACGGCCCTGGATGAAGCGATCTTGCGGCCGTCGAAGTACGTCGGCGAGCACGTGATTCATTACCCGCAATCCTGTCTCACGGCAAACGGCGCGAAGCATTCGGCGAAGTGCAAGGAATTCGAGGAAGCAAACCCCGGCAAGGTTTGCGTGAAAGAGTCCGATGAGTTGTGTCGCTGGATTCACGCGATTCGGATGCACAAGTCGGCACGCTCGCTACTCGAAGCGGATTGCACGTATCAAGCGACGATCGCTTGGCACGATCAAGAGTTCGGCGTGAACCGGCGATCGCGATTCGACTGCCTGCACAAAGACGGCGCACTGATTATTGATCTAAAGACGACCGGCACCGACGCTTCGCCGCGACAGTGCGCGAGCGAGTGCGCCAAGTGGGGCTATCACCGGCAAGCGGCGTTCTACCAAGACGCAGTAGAGGCGATGTACGGCGAGCGCGTGCCGTTCGTGTTTATCTTCGTCGCCAAAGAGCCGCCCTATCGAGTCGAGACGTTCGAGCTTGACGACGAGTTTTTAAGGATCGGCCGCGACCAGAACGCAAAGGGCTTGCGGACCTACGCCAAGTGCTTGAAGTCGGGAGTCTGGCAACCCGAGACGCATGGCCGAATTATGAAGCTGTCCGCACCGCGACATCTGCGGTGGGACAACCAATGGGATTTTGACGGCAACTAACTGGGAGTATTTATGGGAACCGCAATCGCCGAACAACCGAAGCAAAGCGCCGCCGACAAGGTCATCACCTACGTTCCGCTCGGCGGCAAAACGTCGGTCGAGTTGACCATGACGATGGTTAAGAAGTTCCTTTGCGTGCCGACTCGGCAAGGCAACATCGCATCGGACTCGGACATCGTGAAGTTCATGATGCTCTGCAAAGCCCGCGAGCTTGATCCGTGGGTCGGCGATGCCTACCTCGTCGGCTATGACTCCAGCGACGGCCCGGTCTTTTCTTTGATCACCGCCGCGCAAGCCTTACTGAAGCGGGCGGAAATCTCGCCCGAATACAACGGCATGGAAAGCGGTGTGATTCTCGCCGCCAAGGACGGCACGATCACCTACCGCGACGGCGACTTAGTTCTCGACAGCGAAACGCTCGTCGGCGGCTGGGCACGTTGCCATCGCAAGGACCGCGAGCATCCGTCGTTTGATTCCCTGAAACTCTCGACGTTCTCGACTGGCAAGAGCCGTTGGCAAAAAGACCCGGCCGGAATGATCGTCAAGTGTGCCGAGGCGTCGGCGCTTCGCAAGGCGTTCCCGACGCAACTCGGCGGCCTCTACAGCAAAGAGGAAATGGATCACCTCAGCGAAACGCGGATCGACAAGCGGAACGCCGGCAGCGTGTCGCCGATGGTCACGGCGTCGAACCTGGATCAACTCGCCGCGAGCATCGAGAAGGAGTTCAAGACGCAGCCGACGTTGACGGCCGACGCTCCAATCCTCGCCGACCGCTTCGCCGCCTGCAAGACACACAAGGAAGCCCTGAAGCTCCGCGACGAAATCTGCGGCCCTGAATCGACCGCGACGGAAGACGAATGCACGGCCGCGCAGGAGTTGTGCGACTCTTGGGTTGCGGCCCATCCGAATGCGTGACTTTCCGCCGGGCGTTTGAGTGACAACCACCAAACAAGCAGAGGTCGAAATGCCCGAGATCCAACAAGCCGACCGCGAGCGGATCGTTGAGCACCTAACGTCACTGGCCGAAGTCGTTCACAAGACATGGGGCGTCGCTGAATGCAACGGCTTCACGATGGCGATTGACGAGATCAAACGAATGACCACCACCCCGCCCGAGCCGCGAGCGTTAACGGCGGAGGTCGTGATGAACATGCTGCCCAAGACCGACGACTACGAAGACCATGTGACCGGGCGATACGGCTATATCACATGGAATTGGTGGGGCGGCGACAAGTTCGTGCTGCTCATTGGCTGCGAGTCCATATGCCTAGCATCTTGGACAACCACCCGCTTCGCCGCACTCATCGCGGCGTTCGGCATCGGGGTGGGGGTGAAGTCGTGAAAATTAAATGCCGATGCGGAGAGCTTTTCGACACTCTTCCTCAGTGGAAATTGCACCGCGATTCGACACCCGGGAGCCAGCATTGCGAATACGACTTGAAGGTTGAACCAACTGACGGCCTGCCAAAGGCCAAGCCGACGCCGAGCCTTCCCGACGAGTGCGTGAAGCTGCTCGACAACGGATGGAACGTCGTGTTGTTCAAGAACGGACTTGGCTCTTACTCAGCCGTCGCAACCAAAAAGCGACTGCCGGAGAGCGTTATTGACGACGGCGTAATCACCGACGACTTCACGCCGGCAAAGGCTTTGTATCGGCTCACGGAAAAGGTATTCGGGAACATCGTATGAAAGGCAACCCCATGACCGACATCGACCACGCGGCGGAGCGAGTGAGGCCATGCAAGTATTGCCGCTCCGCTGTCGCCGTGAAACTCACACCGTTTAATGCGGCCGGTGGAACAGCTTGGGTTGTTCGGTGCGGCGGGTGCGGAGCAGGGTCGGACAAGTTATGGATGAAATCAGACGCGATTAAGTCATGGAACACGCTGCACAACAAGGAGATTATTCGGTGAGTATTTCAACCGCACGAATTCGCCGTGAGTGCGAAGGCGGCACCTTCTGTCATGAAATGGCCTACGAGGTCTGTCGCGAGCGCGACGAACTCCAAGCCAGCTACGCCGCCCAAGCCGCCGAACTTTCCACGGCAAAAGCGGAGGCCGCAAGCCTTCGCGCACAGCACGCCGAACTGAACGCCGAGCTTCTGGACTTGGCGCGCAGGTACGACCCGAACTGCGAGATATACGTGTACGAAGATCAGGCCAACGCGATGGACGCCGCGCGGCAAACCGTGGAGGCGATGCAAGAACTTGCAGAGTTTCTCGGCCGCGATCCAGAGGGCTGTTTGGTCGATTGTGCCGACGAAGCCGCCGGGCGGATTGAACGTGCGGAAGACGAACTCGCGGAGTTGCGGGCGAAGCTGGAGGCGGCGGAGAGGGAACGTGATCAGGCTAACGGCTATTACGAAAAGTGTATCGAACTGAACTCCGAGGCATCCGACAAGAACGAGCGATTGCATCGTGAAATAGCCGCCCTCCGCACCGCCGCCGCGCCGTTCGAGGATGAGCGGGTGGTCGATGAGGGGTGGCTAAAGGCAAACGGCTTTACCTTTCACGACGGACTCGGCGTTTGGCGACAAGAACTCCCGAGCCGCCGAGTGCTGGAAATAAACCTGTCGCCTTACGACCCCGGCATCTACTTCGCTCAAGACAAGCCCGGGGCACCAGTTCACGTTGTTCGCGCGACAAAGGAAGTGCCCGCCATCGGCCAACTCAACCACCTGCTCGCCGCGCTCCGGCCGGGAGGGGTGAAGTGAGCAAGCATAAGCACGACGAGCGATTTCTCGACACCGTCTATTTCGTTGAAGCGACCAGCTTCGAGTTGCAAATCCTCTGGCAGCGCAATGACGCCAAAAAGCGGCGAAATCGCGTCAAGTGGGAGGAGGATTTACGCGGCCTGTTCTTGGTGATCGGCGACTTCTACGGACGTCCGGTAACTGTCCGTTTTTCCTTCGCGAAGCTGAACGGCAAGCGAGTCTGCTTTTACGAAGCGAGTAGTCAAGTCGTCAACTACGAAATGGTGCGAGAGTTTCTCGAAAAAGAATGTGGCGTCAGTGGGCATTGCGATGCACAGAATTTTCACCTGTGCCTAGCTGCGGTCGAACACAACCCCCGCGAAGTCATCAAGGAAAGCGACGAGGCGACGCCGTGAGAGACATCATCCGCATCGACGACTGCGACACGCGACGACCGCCGAACGACGGCGCACACGACGACCTGCCGCCCTGCAAGAACTGCGGCCAAGACTTCGCCGAGCATCACAACGCGGAGAACGGTTGGCTGTGCCCGTATGAGTACCAGATGGATTCGGTTTACGGCTCGTTCTGCGGCGGCGACCCGCGCAACTTCTCGCCGGACTACGAATGCACGACGCCGAGAGAACTAGAGAACCATCGGAAGGCTTGCGAGGAAGCGGAGATCGCCGCGAATCCGAACCTGCCTTGCCCGAGCGGATGGGAGCGATTACCGGACGGCACGATTTGCCATGTGCTGCGATGCCCGTTCGGGCTGGGCGTGACGACGTTTCCGCCGACGTACTACGAAACAACCAACGAAAGCGAGGCCGGAGATGAGTGAGCATAAGTACCCGCGATACGCAATGAATCGTGGCATTCGATACCGCGTCGAGAGTCCGCTGTCTCGGCCGATGATGTTTGACTCGCGCGGAGCGCCGTCGCTTTCCTGGGCAACCGAGGCGGCTCTTGCGGCCGATCCCGATACGACTTGGGATGACGACCCCGCCGCCGAACTCGTCGCGAAGGCGAGGGAAGCGGTGGGCGACATGCGACAGGCCGCCGGTCTGCTTCGCGCCAACTACAACTACTTCGTTGCCGCTCGAATTGAAGAAAACGCCGACTCCCTCGCCGCCGAACTCGACGCTTACGCGAAAGGCGGTGCGAAGTGAGCGACAAGGCACCGGCAAATAAAGTCGAGTTCTACCGCCGTTACATGCTCGGCGAGTTCGGCAATCGGCCGCGCACTTGGGCTAGTCGTGAAGAACTTGCGACGAGCGGCTACGAAGGTCGTGTCACGATTCGTTCTTTGGAATCCGGCGGACGCTGCCTGTTTCAAGTGCCGGTCGAACATGCCTTGAACTCAGATGGCGATTGTCGGTTTAACGAGTCGATGCCCGACGACGCCCTGTTGATCCAAGGCGAAGTGTGCTTGCGGGAAGATGGGATGTGGTTGACCTTCAGCCAAGAGCGAGGGCTCACGATGCGCGAAGCCATGCGGCAATCAAACACAGTACGCAACATCGTCGCCCATCGGCTGCTTGAGAAGCACATGGACCCAAATAGCTACGACGATGTTATGTGCCTACTGCTGAAGTACCGAGACGCGGCCGTTGAGTTCGGCACCTACTCAGTAAAGGTCGGCAATTGTCCGCACCGCAATACCGTCATTTGGGAGGTTCGCAATTACTAACATGACCACCAAACCCCGCCCTAAACACCTCACCCTCCGCCCCAACGAAGTCGCTCGCTTTTTGCGGCCGAGCGGGCTGGTTGTGATGCCACTGAAGGATCAGCCCGTCGATATCGGCGGTGGCGAGTTCCAAATGCGCGTCGGACGCAACCGATACACGACGAATCGAATCATTGAGCGGGACTTCAAAGAGCGCAAGAAGATTGCCGAGCGTGAGTATCTGCGCCCACTTGACGAGTGGCTATTGCCTCGCTGCCCCCTCGGCGGCCCCGGCGATCAGTGGGTCGGGAAAGAAAGCTACGCATTCGTTGAAGGCCAGCGCGACGAGACCGGCAAAGACGCGGATTGCATTTGGTATCGAGCCGACGGCGCATGTCGCTTCCACGATGGTTCGTTTTGGGCCGCTGGAATCGACGAGGCGAACGCGCAAGTCTGGCAATGGAAGTCCGCCGCAACCATGCCGCTCGACTTCGCCCGCATCCGCAAAACCACAACCCGCGTCGAACTGCGGCGGGTGCGGACGATTACGGAGGCGGAGGCCAAGGAAGTCGGCGTCGAACCCGGCTGCCTTACGTGCGGCGAGAACTGCATTGACCGTGGCGGTTGCGGTTGCTGCCGACCGGATTATCGCGATTCGTTCATTGGCGAATTCTCGACCCGTGCAAACGCCCGCTACCCCGGCGCATGGGACCGCGACGACTACGCATGGTTTGTTTTTTACACCGACACTCTTGGAAAGGACTGAGACGATGGCAAATGAAACGAAGCAGCGCACCCGTCGCCGCATGAGGCCCGTGCAAGTGAACTGCTTCATCGGTGTGCAATACGGCCTTCCGATGGAGTTCACCGCGCGAAGCCTGCGGAAGGATGTGTGGAAGTATCTGATCAACGAATACTGGGCCGAGCCGGCAACTAAGAAGCAACTCGTTAAAGCTGGCTGGAAGGTGCTGAAACTCAGGGGCCACGTGATCGTGGACGTAGCGTCATGCCGTCGCTAGCCACCAACCCCCGCGCCCCCCCCATGACCACCCTACTCCCGCCGCCGACAGCCGAGATCGCGGAGTATCTATGACTAAGCAACTGACGTTCGGAAGCTTGTTCGCGGGTATCGGCGGCTTCGATTTAGGTTTCGAGCGGGCCGGCATGGTCTGCAAGTGGCAAGTGGAGATCGATGACTATGCAAACCGAGTCCTTGAAAAGCATTGGCCCGACGTTAAGCGATACCGCGACGTGCGCGAGTGCGGAGCCGCCAACCTTGAACCCGTTGACGTTATTTGCGGCGGATTCCCTTGCGTCAACATATCGAGCCTCGGAGATCGCGCCGGAATCGAAGGCGTTGAAGATGGCAGCGGATTGTGGCGCGAAGCTATCCGAATCGTTCGCGACATACGACCCGGCATCTTCGTCGTGGAGAACGTCGCAGAAATCACTTTTCGGGGGGCTGGCGATGTTCTCGGGGACTTGGCCGCGAGCGGGTATCTCGGTGCTTGGCAATGCCTACCGGCTGCCGCCTTTGGTGCCCCGCACTACCGGGACCGATTCTTTTGCTTGGGTGTGGATCGGCACTCCATCGGCCGCTATGGCGGTGCGATCAAAGCGTTTTCAACGAAGTTCATCCCCGACGCCGGCGGAAGTAGCGCAGTCACTTGGCGGGCATCCGAATCCAGCGTGGATCGAATCGCTAATGGGGTTCCCTCAAGGGTGGACCGAAATCGCTGCCTCGGAAACGCCGTCGTCCCTCAAGTCGCCGAGTGGATCGGACGCCGAATCGTAGAAGCCGCGACCCCCTGAACTCCCACTCGCGGCTGTGCCGGACTGTCGCGGAGTTGCGCGTGGTGGTGGGGATTGAGAAATTTTAGGAGACGGTCGGCATGAAGCCTTATTACGAAGATACCAAGAGCGGGATTGTGATTTACCACGGGGATTGCCGGGAGGTATTGCCGACGCTGACTGCGGCGACGATGACACTCACCGATCCTCCGTATGGCATCACGGCAAATAAGTGGGACCGCCTCGTTGATCTTGCTGAGTGGTGGCCGATGATTCGCCGGGTTTGTGCTGGGCCTGTTGTGGCGACAGCCTCGCAGCCGTTCACGTCGATGCTCGTAGCGAGCAATTACGATGAGTTCCGGCACGAATGGATATGGCGAAAGAATCGCGGCAGTAACTTTGCCAATACCGTTCGCGAGCCAATGAAGGAGCACGAATCGGTGCTGGTCTTTGCGAAATCGAAATGGACGTACAACGCGCAGCGAGAGATTCGTCGCGGCAGCGGTGCCGAGCGAGCCGAATACAAGGTCGCATGGAATCCCGGCGGCAGTAACTATCGGGAGTTCGCACCCCGCGAAGCTGTTGAATTATCCGCCGATCGAGTGCCGTCGTCGGTCCAAGAGTTTAATACGGAAACTGGCCTTCATCCAACGCAAAAACCCTTGAAGTTATTTGCCTATCTAGTTCTGACGTACAGCAACACGGGCGACTCGATTCTCGATCCATTCGCAGGTTCAGGCACTACGCTCCGCGCCGCAAAAGATGCAGGGCGAAAGGCGATAGGTATCGAGACGAGTGAAGCCTACTGCGAGATCGCCGCCAAACGCCTAGAGCAGCAAGTCTTGCAGTTCACCGACTAGCAACCACCTAGCCGCGAGTGATGAGTTTTGACCCTGATTTTTCGAGCGCAAACAATGGCACGAAATGAACCGATCGTGTATAAAGAAAGCGGCCCGCAGAAGTGCGATCAACACCGCTGCGGGCCTGACCAATACGTCCTGGTAAGAGGAACGATCATGGCTGCTCTCAGCCTATACGCTCGCGCATGCCGATTCAAGACGGCTATTCTTTCGCGGGAATTGTTCGCTTTTCAGGCCGTTTCACGCGCTTAGTTCCACGTTGACGTGCAGCACGGTTTGCTGCGCGCAGAGATTCACGGACGCTCCGAACGAATCGGGGATAGGGGGCACGGAATGGCAACGGCATCGACAAGCCTGTATCAGCAACTTCTCAACGATCCCCGCTGGCAAAAAAAGCGGCTCGAAATCTTTAATCGAGATAACTGGCGTTGCGTGCGTTGCGGAAACGGAGCGGTGACGCTCCACGTTCATCACGCCTATTACAAACATGGCATGAACCCTTGGGACTACCCAGAGGATTCGCTTTCAACGCTTTGCGCGAACTGCCATGGTGCCGAGCACGGCAAGACTCCGGGCGGCAATGCGTTGCAACGCAGGCCGGCCTTTCGGCCCTATCTGCCAACGCCCGAAGAGCGCAATCGCGACATTCTGAATTGGCTTAAAAACGCTCGTTTTGTTTGGTGGCTTAGGCAGCATCCTGGTCAAGAGCACGAATACGTTCACGACGATTCGCCGCCTACAGCCGAGGAGTACACAAAGTTTGACGAAGTGTCGCGAGCCTACAACGAAACCTACTCCAAGGGAGTTCGGTAGTGGCACGCATCCGAACCATCAAGCCGGAGTTCTGGACGTCGGAGCAGATCGTCGAATGCTCGCGGGACGCTCGGCTCCTGTTCATCGGCCTGTGGAACTTCTGCGACGACGGCGGCGTACACCCGGCATCGATCAAACGAATCAAGATGGAGATTTTCCCCGGCGACGACCTGACCGCTGACGACTTGCAGAATCTCGTCGACGAACTCGTCGACAACGAACTGGTTGATGTATTCGAGTCGCAAGGCAAGACGTACTGGCACGTTGCGAGTTGGGATAAGCACCAGAAGATCGATCGCCCAAGCTACAAGTTTCCGCAATTCGTCGAACGTTCGACGAACGATCATCGAACGATCGACGATCGTTCACCCCCGGAACGGAAGGGAACGGAAACGGAAGGGAGTCTAAAGGAAACGGAAGAGGGATCGTCGAAGCCGTTCTCTGGCAAGTCGGCTTTCGCTCCTTTGACTGCCGATAGCCTGTCCGATCCCGAGCAGGTGCTTGAGTGGCTGATTGAGCAGCAGGACAAAGGCTCGCCGGTCGTTAGCAACTCACAAGCCGATGTGATCAACGTTCTGGCTGCGGCGCATCAGGTGACGCACAGCAAGTCGGCCAAGAACCCGCCGGCCGTGTTTGCATCGATCGTGGCGAAGCGGAAGTGGGGCGACGTCGGGGCGGCATCCGTAGATCGTGCTCGAAAGCAGTTGCTTGCCATAGAGGCCCGCAGCCGGCCGCCGCCTGGGGCCGGGTTTGCGGCGATCGGACTCGACATTTCCAAACTCTACACGGACGGAAGCAATGGTAACGGCAGCACAGAAGGCAGCGATACGGAAGGCGCAAGATGAGCCGATGCCGCACTCGACCGAGGCGGAGTCGGGCGTCATCTCCAGCGTCCTGCTGGATAGCCGAATGCTTGACGACGTTCTGTTGGTCGTAACTGCGGCGGATTTCTTCTCAGAGGATCACCGACGAATCTTCGAGCTGATCGTCGAGCTGCACAACGCGAACAAGCCTTTCGACTTTTTGATTCTCGCGGAGAAGTTGCGGGCGATCAAAGACGCAACCGAACGGGAGCGGATGCTCGGGGTTCTGTCCGATGTCTCCGAAACGGTCCCGACTGCGGCGCATGCCGTGTGGTATGCGAAGATCGTGCGCACCGCGTCGATCAAACGCGAGATCGTATCAACCGGCTTTCACATGCTTCGGAAGGGGCAAGACGCGGAGGACGCCGACGAGTTGCTGGCGGAAGCTGAGTCGATGATCTTCGCGCTGTCGGAGAAGCGTACCGGCCTAGACGCGGCGACGATGGGCGATGTGCTATTCGCTGCGATGGAGGGATTGGCGACACGCTCCAAGGGCGTGCCGGCGGGAGTGAGGACCGGCATTGCTTCGCTGGATCAGCGTCACAACGGAATGCGACCCGGCGAACTGGTCATTCTTGCGGCGCGGCCGAGCATGGGTAAGACGGCGCTTGCTGTTTGCATCGCTCGAAACGCGGCGATGCAGTACGGAAAGTCCGTGCTATTCGTGTCGCTTGAAATGTCGCGGCTGGAGATCGGCGAGCGAATCTTGTGCGGTCACGGCCGCATCGACTTTCAACGATTCCGCAACGGCTGCCTACATCGGGCCGAGTCTCGCCAAGCGATTGAATCGCAAAGCGAACTTTCGGCGGCGAAGATTTGCGTGGACGATCACGCGACGCGAACCGTGTCGGAGATCGGAGCGATGGCACGCCGGCAGAAGCGGCGAATGGGCCTAGACCTACTCGTCATCGACTACCTGCAACTCGTCAGGCCCGACAACACCAAGGACCAACGGCAGGAGCAGGTGGCGAAGATCGGCCGCAGCCTCAAAGGCTTGGCGCGGGAACTGAATGTGCCGGTGCTCTGTTTGTCGCAACTCAACCGCGAGTCGGAAAAGTCCGGCGACAACAAGCCGAAACTACACCACCTGCGGGAGTCCGGCGCTATCGAGCAAGACGCCGACGTCGTGTGGTTCATTCATCGTGAGGCGTACTACATGCCGGAAGGGCCGGACAAGGACGCGAAAATCCGCGAGGCGGAAATCATCACGGCGAAGTTCCGCAACGGTCAATGCGGACCAAGCCGAGCGACATGGCTGGGAGAGTACGGCATTTTTGAGAACGCGACGGCAACCATAGAGGAGCACGACTTCACATGATCCAGCAAACGAAGCGCGGCCCGAAACCCGGCAGCAAACTCGCAACCTACACCGACGAGCAACTCGCGGAAGTCCGCCGCTTGATCCGGCTCGGCATGTCGTACTCGTACATCCGCAAGCACACGAAGGTGTGCGAATCGTCGGTGTGCAACATTGCGAAGGAGATGACCGGCCAAGTTCGCAATCGGCTTACATGGTCGCCGGGCCGCAATCGCTCCAACGGGCGTTGTGCGGTGTGCAACTCGCCGAAGGTGCGAGGCGACTACGGAAGCCGCTGCGTGTTGTGCGATGCGAAGGCTGAAGCGGAACGGCAACTGGCGGCGCGGCGGAAGGAACTTCAACGAAACGGGGTGGTGTGATGTGTTTCGACAACGACCACGACTGGTACGCGAGCCTAAGCGAGGACACGACGGGGCCGGCGACTGAGTCGCAACGGTGCGACGAGTGCCGTACAAAGAGCGCCATCGGCGAAACGTGCCGCCGCATTTACCAGCAAGAGCACGAAGAGTGCCGGATTTGCGAGAACGATTGCTCGGACGAATTCATTGACCGTGGCGAGATGGAAAAACTTCTCGGCACCGAAGACGACGAGTGGGCACGATCGCAAATTGAAACGCTGCACGACCACAAGCACGATTACGGCGAGACGTACGAATACTATTGCTGCGAAGCCTGCGACAAGGTTCGCCGCGCCGTCGTGGCTCGCGAGAAGCAAGAAGGTTGCCCGAATGATTCGCAACAGCCGGCACTTGGCGAATTGTGGGAGGCGCTCGGCGAGCATGACGACCGCGCCGAATATGCCAAGCACGCTCTTGCGATGTTTCCCGAGTTAACCGGCCTGCCTTGGTTGATGCGACTACTGGAGGAGCGGGAATGATTGATCCCGACGAAATCTACGAAGCCGACGAGCGCGAGGCGATCCGTCAGGAATCTTGCGGCGAGCCGATTGAGATCGTGAGACGGAATCCGCAGACCGGAGAATTGATTCAGGAACCAACGAAAGGGAGTGCGCGATGAGCGAGAAATTTAACCCGCCGCGAGTGTTCGAGATGACCCAAAACGGCAGCGTTTGGCGGCATGAATTCGATAACGATTCAAGTCGTATTGCGTCTCTTTGTATTTCAGGAGAGTGCATCGGACGGCGCGGCGCACTTCGTGACATTAACGAGGTGCTTCGAGACTACGCGGGCAGCGGCTGGCGCGAGATCACGCCCGCGCCTGAGCCGGTGAAGGTGGAAGAGACTCCGCTTGAGACGGCGGTTCGCAAGTTGCGCAATCAACACGACAAGTATTACTTGGACGATATCGATTGGTCGTCAAACGAAAACCGAAACGACCTGCGCGAATGGGTCAATGACTTGAAGCTTGTCGCGAGTGCCTATCTCGCCGAACACGAAAGCGACGGTGCGAAATGAGCGAGCGAGAATCGGAGACTTGGCCGAAGGCGTACCGCTGGCACCAAGACGACGACGACGTAATCGTATTGCACGACGCAAGCGAAAAAGTGTTCTGCGGCATGGGCTTTGAGTGGTGGTATTCCAAGGTGCTGACGGAAAACGCCGATCACTCGCAAAGCTCCGGCCGCCCGTGCTGGATTGAGATCGACCCGCCGGCGCACGCGGTCAAGCTCGTGAACGAACTCGCAACGCTCCGGCTGCAACTCGCCGAAAAGGACCGCATCATCGCCGAGTGGCGAGGAATCGCTGAGGGGATGAAGGCTGAGTTGAAACGCGAGCGCGAGCGAAGCGAGGCGCGGCGGGTGCATGTTGCGGCGTTGGCGGCGAAACTCAAGGCGGCGGGGGTGAGTGCATGAGCTTTAGAACACGATTCAAAGGACCGAGAGACAACACGAAATACGGCAAGCGCCACAAGCCTGGCGAGATGAATAAGACCGAGAGTGAGTACGCGCAGATGCTTCAGCTTCGGAAGTTGGCCGGTGAGATCGAAGAATGGCGATTCGAGTCGATCACATTTAAGCTGGCCGACGACACTCGCTACACGCCCGACTTCGAGATTCTGTTCCCCGACGGCTCGATGGAGTACGTCGATGCGAAGGGCGGCGGGCCGATTGATCCGAAGTCGTTGGTGAAGATCAAGTGCGCGGCCGAGCGGTTCAGTCAGTTCAAGTTCGTCATCGAGCAGAAGCTCGCCAAGAAGCACGGCGGCGGCTGGAAAAGAACGGAGTATTAGCGCAATGTGCGCTCGATCTTCTTTAGCAATCTGCTACAATGAAACAGCCCGCCGAAGTGCTGGAAACACGACGGCGGGCCTAACCCTTCCACTTCCTGTTTCAGAGGAGAGTGTCATGGCTACTCTACAGCCTATTGGCCTGCCGTTTGCGCTTCAAGACGGCATCTTGTTTAAGGTGCTGGATTTTAATGAGCGATACGCCGTTTGCAGCGATGGCGTAGTTCTGGCCCGCGTTGCGCGATCCAAGCTAAGCCGCGTCCATGCTTGGGACAAATGGAAGGTGGTGAAGCCTTGGGCACATCGCTCTGGGCATCTGTACGTCAAGATTGAAGAGAAGAGTTATCAGGTGCATCGCCTTGTATTGTCGGCGTTCGCGCGGCCGAGCGACTGCGGCGAAGAATGCCGACACCTTGACGGCGACCCCAAAAACAACCGCATCGAAAATCTGCGATGGGGAACTCGCGCGGAGAATATTGCGGACAAAGCGGTTCACGGAACCGGCAATCAGGGCGCAAGGCATCCAATGGCAAAATTGACCGATGAGCAAGCTCGAATGGCTCGCGAGTTAAAGTCGCGGCTTTCAAAGAAAGGCTGTCGGGGCGTGACGACATTTCTTGCTCGCTGGTTCGGGGTGAGTCAGGGTCAAATGTCAATGATCGTCAGGGGCTTAGCTTACTAATCAAGATCACGCACGCAACCGCCGACGCGCTGTTGATTGCCGAATACGCTCGGCTGATTTATCGAGAGAGTAATTAACGCGCACGAAGCGCACCAACCCGAACGGAGTCAACCAATGGACGAACCGCAGAACGAGTACGAAGGCCCGAACCCGCTGGAGCGATTCGCGGAGGCGGTCAAGATTCGCGTCGAAAAGCTGGAGATCCCGCTAGCGATTGCGATGCTGCAAGCCCCGGATTTGGAGAAATACCGCTGCTACGTCAAGCGGCATCACGACCGGGGGACGTTGCGCGAACAGCGGGAACTCTTGGCACGCATCGCGCGTGAGTTGCGCCGCCGGCCGCAGGCGAGCGACGAGCAGATTGCCTTGACGCTGGATTGTGCGCCCGAGTCGGTGCGGCGCATGCGGGCTAAGCGGAGCGACGGCGCACGCTAGCCGATCGTGATCGAGTCGCGGTCGATCCGCCACGACACGCCGAAGCCTTTCGCGATGGCTTGCATATCGGCGATCGAGACTTCGCGCAGGCCAATTTCTTTGTTGTGCCACGACGAGGCTGATAGGCCGCAGCGATCGGCCGCTTCCGCGATCGTGAGAAGCTCGCCGCGCAGCTTGCGGAGTAGCTTGCCGAGCGGCGGGAGTTCGCGAGCGGGGCGGGATGGTGCGCCTGGGCGGCGGGGTTTTGCGTTCATTAGCTGCACCAGTATTTACAGGCGATCGAAAGGGCTACGTCGTATTCGTAGCCGTAAAGTTCGACGAAGTGTTTCGCGTCGGCGACGGCTTCCTTGAGATACCCCGAACGCTTGGCCTTCGCGAGTAGCTCGTTGGTTTTCGTTTCGATCCAGTCAATTTCGACGTTCATCATTTGCTTCTTGTGTTCTCGGCCGGTTGGCGGTCCCGGCCGGGTTGTGGTGGTTGTGTTATTGGCCGCAGATTACGTCAAGCATGGCCTTCATACCCATTTCCTGAACGATGCACGGCTTCATCCCCGAGGCGGCGAGCGATTCCATTGCGACACGGTGAAGAAGGCTTGTGTCTTTTCCGTTTGCGGCGAGAGCAATCCGAACAGACTTGCGGGCTTGGTTCATTTGTTGGGTCGTGGTCATCGTTTCGTTCCTTGGTTCGTTGTTCCCTTGCGTCACTGAGAATAGTTATCGTCGAAACGTGGACAAATAGCAAGAGAAATAATCCACGAATCGGCGAAAATCTTTCCGGCTTGCCGTAAGTGCTTGCCGTTTGCGGCGTTCGGCTAACGAGAAAATCCGCAGAATCCCCGGATTGGCGTTGGTCTATAGGGTTTTTTTCGGCACGCTCCAAGCTGCGCCGTTGAGCGAGGCCGATTTCGGCCCGCTTTTCGGCTTGGAGTGCCGCCCGTGGTGCCGTGCGTTACCCCGATTCAGGTGCTGAAGCTCGAAGGACTTGCGGCGGTCTACCCTGACCGCATCGAGATCGGCGATCGGAACGTCATGGACGCGATTTGCTCCGCAATGGTCCGAGGGGCGGTGGCCGAGCATTGCGGCGGCGATCAACGTGAATGCTCGCGATACGTCTGCGGCTTGTTTCAGTTGGTCGTTTCGGCTGTGCCGTCTTAGGAGTTTGCCGTGGAAGATCAATTCAGCACAGCGGCATCGACCTACGGCTGGGGCACGTTCGCGGCTTTGGCGGTGCTCGTCGTCGTCGGCATCGTTGCGGCGAACTGGCAAAAGATCAAAGCCTCGATACCGCAGCCGGTGGCCGATCCGATCGCGGAAGCCTTGGAACTCGCCAAGCAGCTTGACGCCCTGCATCAAAAGCTCGGCTTGTCTGGTGCCGAACGCGAATCGGCGTTGGCTGACGTGCTTGAGCGGGCGTTTAGGGGGGTTCAATGACCCGCGCCCAAAAGCTCATTATCGGGTTGTGCTTGCTCGTCGGCCTCGGCGTGCTGGCTCGGCCGTTTGTGCCGAGTGTGCTGCCGGGCTTCGGGCCTGTCGCTTCGGGTGCGATTCACGGCTATCTGATCCGTGAAACGGGCGATGCGACGTTCGAGACGGAGCGGACGACCGTGGCCTTACGCAACGGCGCGATTGCCGAGTACCTCGATTCCAAAGGGCACCGGCTCGACATTCTCGACGATGACGCGGCGGCACCGGCAGGCGGCAAGGCTCCGCAAGTCGCGAAGGCTCTGGCCGATGCGAAGCCGATCGAGCCGCCGCTGTTGATCCTGTACGACGCGACGAGCGGGCGCGTGCTGACCAAGACGCCCGCGCCGCCGAGTATGTCGGCCGATGCCATTCTCGACCAATTCAAAAAGGCGGGTGGCTGATGGACGCGAGCACGCTAGACCCGCGATTTGTCGATGCCGACTTCCGCACGTTTCCCGAGTATGTCGCGGGCGATGTTCGGCCGGAGAACATGGCCGAACTGTGCGCGTCGATGCCTGAATTCGAGGCCGCCGCGCCGTTGATTCCGTCGAACCAGTGGAAGGAAATCGCCGACGAGACGCAGGCCAAGAAGCTCGGTCTAGAGTTCTTGATTCGCTGGGTGCTGAACCAAGGCCGCGAAGGCTCTTGCGTCGGCAACGCGGCCACGGCGCTCGTGATGATGATCCTTGCCAAGCAGTTCGGCAAGGCGGCGACCACGGCCCTGTCGGCGATATCGGTTTATAAACGCATTGGCCGGTCGCCTTCGTCCGGTGCGATGGTTTCCGATGCGTTGGACGAGGTGAAAGCCCGTGGCATTCTGCCGCTCGACACGCCGGAGAATCGGGCCAAGTTCGGCAGCATCGTCATGCCCGCGACCGGCTTCTATACGCCGTTCCCGAGCGGCTGGGAGCAAGTCGCGGCGAACTTCAAGATCGACGAGTTCTTCGTCATCCGCAGTTACGAAGGACTGATCTCCGCACTTCTCAGCGGCAATCCGGTCGTTGTTGGTCGGCAAGGTCACTCGATTTGCTACGTCGGCGTGGTGTACGTCAACGGCAAGCAGTACGTGCTGTACGTCAACTCCTGGGGCAAGTGGGGCATGGCCGCCGGCTTGCATGATTCAGGCTTCGGCCTCGATTCGGTATCCACGATTCGGCAGGCGTCGGGCTGGGCGTTTACGGCGCGTTCGATTGTCGTTCCAGCGGCGGCTTAACTTCGGAAAGGTGGTCGTGATGGAAATTGACAGCGGCATGATTGCGACCATCGGAGGGGCGATTGCAGCGACGGGCGCATCCCTGGCAGGCGGCGTGAAAGTGCTCGCCGATAAGATCGGGGCGCGGTTCGAGAAGCTCGAATTGAAGTGGGAAGAATGTAACGAAAAACATATTGAAGACCGCGAACTTATCGGCGGAATGCGAGCGGAGCTTCAGGGCGTCAAGGCAGTCGTCGAAAAACTCACGCACAAGACGGAATGAAGGCCATGGTTGTTTGTGAAATCGTGCTGATAGCCATTGTGACGGCGGCTTCGTTTGCGATGGCAACGAGCATCTGCAACAGGTGGAAGTTTTAATGGGCACATTCCTGGCCTTCCTCGTCGCGATCGCAAAGCTGTTCTACGCGCAGCCGTGGTCGAAGATCGCAATCTTTGGGTTGGCCGTGTTCGTCGGCGGTTGCATCTGCGGCGTTCGCATGACGCGATCCGTTGCACGCGAGCCGCGAGCGGAGCCACGGCAACCGGAGCGAGTTTATCCGCTGCGACCGTGGAAGGCTGCGGAGGCCGAGCCTGTGATTGTGGAACCCAAGCCGGAACCGGCGTTGCCCGAAGCGGTGAACCATTTTGTTGAGCCTACCAATATGGTCGAACCGAAAGCATCGGCGACGGATTGCGTCGGGGGTAACTGCTCGACTGGCTCGCGTGCAAAGGTGCAAGTGAGGCCGCAACGGCGGCGGCTGTTTGGCTGGCGGTGAATCGAACTAACCGGAAAAACCGGAGAGTTGCGGATGAAAGAAATCACGCTGCTGCTCGCGATTTACTCGGCGGTTGCGGCTCCGACTCCCAAGGTCGAGCCGTGGCCGAAAGTCCGCATTGAAGGTCGGATCGAATTGAATGAAGGCATTCAGCTATTCGGCGAAGGTGCGAAGCGGTTCGTCCTGAACACTCCGATTAATGATTACCACATGGCATTCGCAACCACGGCCGATTACGAAGCGACGGAGCGATTGACCGGGCAAGTCGCGGCGATCGAGGCGCATCTTGTGCGGCATGGTGGGAATGTGTTTGTGGTGCCGTTGTCGGTTGTGGCGAAAACGAAGTAAGCAAAAGGAACACGTGATGGCATTCGCAGAATTGACCGCTCAAGAACAAGCCCTCGCGACGCAACTCGACAACGAGCTAGTGCGGCCGACGCTTTTGACCGCTCGCAAGTCGATCGCCCTGATGCGGCAAGTCGTCTTGCAATACGACGCGGCGACGAAGGCCGTCATTGATCAACTCGGCGACGACGATGTTGTGCCGTATGTCGGCACGCTGGCCGGAGCAGTGCCGGTGACCGCCGGGCAAACTCGTGCGATGATCGGAGCTTTCCGCACACTGCTTTCGTTGTGGGATACGGAAGAAGTCCGCTTGCTTCACACGGCGTTCGTCGGCGGCGTCAATATCGAGGGGCGTTAAGCGATGGCTCTGCCGGTCATTCTCGTTCACAGTTCCGGTTCAGATACCGCCGCAAGCGGTGCGGGGCCTTCGACTGCGCTGACCGGCACGGCGGCATCCTACGCCACGGCGACCGTGACGCTGGACGGCTCGCCGGATCTTACGAACGTGGCGACGGACGGCTCGCACGTGCTTTACCTCGTCACATCGAGTAGCACGCGATTCTTTAAGATCACGGCCAAGGACAATTCCGCCAAGACTGTCACGGTCACGCCGAATCCGGCCGGAACATCGAGCGGCCTCACGTGGGCAATCGGCGGCAAGCGAGCGAGCATCAATAGCACTTCAAGCCGGTTGCTATTCGAGCAAGCCGCATCGGCCAATGGCGACGCCTTGCCCGGCTGGACTATCGAACTTTCGTCGGGCCACACGGAGACGATCACTTCACGGATCACGTGGCGACGCTCGGGCGATACGACCAGCGGGCCGATTTTGTTGCGCGGCGAAGCGGGCGGAACGCGGCCGGTGCTCACGGCGAACTTCGACGATATTTGCTTCAATGTCCGCAACGGATACCAGCAGATGCGGTTCATCGAGTTCGTGCATACCGGCACGGCGACGGCTGCAACCGCGATTGATATGGGAGGTAGCACCGGGCCGGGGGCGTTGTTTGACGACCTGAAGATGATCACGGGCTGGCGCAAGGGCTTCAATCAGGTTATCGGCTGCACGATCATCGGCTGCACGATCGGCAACACATCGAACGACGCGATCTCGAACACGAATAGCACCGACGGCACGCGGTTCATCAACAATTACATTTACTCCGCCGGCGCGGCTGGAATCGTGCTGAATGGTGCGGCCGGCGTGCAAGTCGTGACCGGCAACATCATCTCAGGCTGCACGACGCAAGGGATTCAAGACAACTGTTCTCGCGGCGATCAATCCGGCGGCGTCGTCATCGCCAATAACGACATCAACGCCTGCGGCGGTTCGACGATCAGCGGCTACGTTCG